ATAAAAATAAATAGGTGATAATTATGAATTTTAAAGAAATGGTTGCCAATGATATTGAAAATGTATTTTTGAATATTGATGAATTTGGTACAACGCATACTTTTAATGGACGTGAAATTAAATGTGTGATTGATGAGGAAAATTTTCAGAATAAGCAGAAAAATGGGCTTATTACACAGGAAGAAGGAACTTTTCAGGAAGGATTTACAGTCTTTGTTGGAGAAAAGGATTTAAAAATTAAGCCGCATCCAGGGGAAATGATGACATTGGATGGAGAAACTTATGAAGTTATGCTAAGTAAATTTGATATGGGGATGCATGAGATAGATTTGGCGAAATATGAGGAGGTCTAAATGTTTGATGTAAAATTAGATCCACATCAACTGGAAAAAGTAGAAAGTGCATTGAGTCAATTTCCTGATAAATTTCCAAAAGCTGTAGCATTTGCAGTAAATCGTTCTCTTGCGATGACGAAAACGGAACAAATGAGAAGAACTACTGCAATGTATACTGTTGCAAGAGGAAAATTGGCAGAATCAATAAACGTATTTAATGCCAGTCCAGGAAACTTGGTTGGAAAAATAAATTCAAAAGGGGGAATGATTGGGTTAGATCATTTCAAATTAAATCCAAAAACAAGAAGAAAAACAATGGTTTCAGCAGTAGTCAAAAAAGGAGAAGGTGGAGATTTACCAAATGCCTTTATCGCTTATTCTGACGGAAGATTGGGGGCATTTACAAGAGAAACAGGAAAATCTTTGCCAATAAAACGTAGAATGGGACCATCTGCCCCTCAAATGCTTGGAGAAATGAGTATTCTTGATTACTTGCAAGGATTTATGGAAGAGAAGTTTAATATGAGAATAGACTACGAACTTGGAAGGATATTGGAATAATGATTCATACCGAAAAAAAGATTTATGAGTTTCTTAAAAAAATAATGAAAGAAAAAGGATTTAATGTTTATAGAGGTTTCTTACCTTCAAATAGCTTTGAAGATAGAGAAAACGGAAAAAAGACAAACGATTATTTCCCATTTGTAATTTTAAGAGCATTAGAGTTTAGACAGGATAGAGCTGGAGTTGGATATTATAACGCTTTTTCTGATTTTGAAATTTGGGTTGGGACGAAAGAGGAAAAAGAAGAGGATTATCTAAAAAATTTAGAAATGGCTAGATATATAGCCGGAAAACTTCTTGAAGAAACAACAAGAGTTAAAAATAATATTGGGAATGCGGAGTTTGTATTGGAACAGAATAAAGAAATCAAGGTTGCTTTTTATAGTGATCAGGCTAATCCATATTTTTATTCTAGGCTAAAATTTACAGCTTATGCAGAACCTATTGTGTCAGAATATACAAATTTATAGGAGGAAAAATGGAAACAGAAACAAGATATGTTTATATAGGTAAAAATATTGATTTACCTGATGTAAGACTTAACAAAAGCGGGATATATTTTGGAGAAAAGGTAGAAGAAATAAGAAAAAAATATCCTTTACTTGAAAAATTGCTTATTAAAGCAGATGATTTACCTTTTGCAGAAAAGAATGAAATTTTGCTTGAGCAACTAACAGATGAACTTTTAGAAAGTGTGAAAGGAGAAAATGATGGCGTATAAACACGGAACGTATCAAACGGAAGCAGCAAGCGACATAAATTTGCCTGTTACACTTGATTATGGGCATTTTATCGTAGGAATGGCACCAATTCATAAAGTTAAAAAAGAAAAAAGGAAAACTAATGAAGTTGTCAGAATTGGAACGCTAAGAGAAGCTATTGAATACTTTGGAGATACTTATGATTTAGACTTCAGTATTTCTCAGGCAGTAAAAGTATTTTTTGAGCTTTATGCAGTAGCACCTTTATTTGTTGTAAATATTTTGGATTTAGATAAACATAAGTCTGATAACAAAAAAACAGTACAAGGACTGGAAATAAAAAACGGAAAAGTTCTTGTTAAAAATCACAAAATAATAACAGATACCTTTGTTGTAAAAGATAATTCGACAAGTTCTGAAATATCGGATGCAAGATATTTATGGACAGATGAGGGACTGGAAATTTATGCAACAGCACTAAATAATAATAAAATTGACATTGAATATTATGAGGTGGATTTGACAAAAGTGAAAAAAGAAGAAGCAATTGGTGGATATAACATTAACACAATGCAAAGAACTGGGCTTGATTTGGTTGATGAAGTGTATTTAAAATTTTCGGAACTTCCAGCGTTTCTTGATGTTCCAGATTTTTCAAACGACAGTGCAGTAGCGGCTGTAATGGCGACAAAAGCTAAAAATATAAATTCGGGAATGTTTGAGGCAGTAGCCTTGATAAATGCACCTGCAGATAAAAGATATGATGAAATTGTATCTTGGAAAGACAGTAAAAATATATTGTCAGAAGATCAGATAATTTTATACGGTTACCCAAAACTATCAGGAAATATTTATTTCCATTCTATCCACTATGGAGCATTATCATTAAAAGTGGATTCAGAAAATGACAACATTCCATCACAAGCACCTTCAAATCATGCTTATAAAATAGATGCCTTAGCATATAAAAATTCAAGCGGAAATTTTGAAGAAATAATGTTGGATAAAGAACAGCAAGCAAACTTTTTGAATAAAAATGGAGCTGTAACAGCAATAAACTTTAAAGGTTGGCGTTGCTGGGGAACCGAAACAGCAAAGAATCCTCTAGCAACAGATCCAAAAGACAAGTTTGGTTATACTCGTAGAATGTTCAAGTATATAGGAAATGAATTAGTAATTAGTTATTTCAATAGCATAGATAAGAGATTTACACTTAAATTGGCTGAAACTATTACAAAGTCTATGAACATAAGATTAAACGGACTTGTCGCAGCTAATCATTTCCTTGCTGCAGAGGCTGTATTATCAGAAGAAGATAATACTTTAACAAATGTAATAAACGGAGATGTTACTTGGATTATAAAACTTGGAATTGCTCCAGGGTTAAAATCCATGACATTTAAGAAAAAATACGACGTGGATGCATTGCAGACATTCGCAAACAATTTAGGAAGTTAGGAGGTTAAAAAATGGGAAAAGCTAATATACCGATAGCATTAAACGATATAGAAATATTTATTAATGGAGAAAATAATTTGGTAGGAATAGGTGAAGTAGAATTACCTACTGTGGAAACTTCAACCGTAAGTGTAAACCAAATTGGAATGGTATCAGAGTACGATGCCGTGCTTACAGGACACTATAAAAAACTGGAAGCAAAAATAAAAATGGAATGTATAGACGAAACTCTTTTGAATTTTAATAATGAAGGAGAGTTAATGATTGAGTGTAAAGGTGTAATCCAAAAGATGAATAGAATAACACATGCACCAACTTATATAGGTTTAGATGTAACTTTTAAAGGAATGCTTAAAAAGTTTGATGGACCAAAATTAAAACCAGGAAACAAACTTGAAGCATCGCTTGATTTATCATTAAGTTATTATAAAGTAGTGATAGATGGTAAAGAAATAGCATTTCTTGATGTATTTAACAGAATCAGTAATATAAACGGAGAAACAAACGGAAAAATCAGAAGAATGTTAGGATTATCATAAAAATTTAGGAGGATACAAAATGGCAGAAGTAATTAAATTAAGAAGAGAATATAAATTTGGAGCAAAAAATATTAAGGAGATTGTATTAGATTTAGAAGAGTTGTCAGGGCAAGATTTAGTTTTTGCCGAGAAAGAATATAAGGCAAGAAATAAAGGAGCAACAGTAAAGGAGCTTGAAGACGGCTGGGCTTTAACAGTTGCGTCGAAAGCCAGCGGAATCAAATACGGTGACTTACTTGGGCTTAAAGGAACTGATTATATAAAAGTTTTGAATAAAACTAAGGGTTTTTTGAACGCAGGCTTGGGTTCAGCAGACGATACAGAGAATTTCGTGATAGAGGAAACGGAAGCACAAGAGGAAGAAATGAAGAAAGAAGACCAGAAATAATACAGCTGCTTGATACAGTAACTGATATTCTTGAAGCATTAAACTTTTCAAATGAATATAAAAGCAGTTTAAATATGAGCTACGAGACACTGATGTCCTGTAGCTTGTATGAACTGGAATATTGGCAAACAAGAGCAGAGGAACTGATACAGGAAGCAGAAACAAGGTATGAAGAAAGCAAGGAATAAAAAATGGAGGCTATTTGCCTCCAAAAATATAAACTGCTGATATTATAACTGTAATTATCATTGTTATTATGATGAAAATACCAAATATTCCTAGAGAAAGACACAAAAGTATCATAAAAAATAGGAATATTCCCCAAAATAAGATTGGAAAAATATTCAAAAATAATGCGGGAAGAGTTCCCAAAAATGCAAAAATTATATAAAGAATACCATCTTTTTTATTATTTTTATTTTATATAGTTTAAAAGCCTAC